GAAGGCTATCAGTCAGACTACCGTGTTGTCTATGAGGACAGCATTGATGAGTGCGCTAAGATACTCGTTCCAGACCCGAACTGGATGGCTTGTGCTATGCAGGGCGGTATCTTACCACCTGTGTGGGTGTATCACGAGTTAGCTAAAGATGAGGCTGAAGAAGGTTTTAAGAAGCATACTCGTGGCTACCTGTTGCATGAGACAGAACCTGTAGAAGCCATGACTGAAGAAGAAGCGATTGAGTACTTAATTCTCAAGGACTGCCCTCGTCAGGTGTGGGAAAACTATAACGAAGGTAATCGTCCTAAGATGATTATCTGCAAGAAAGAACAACTACCTCAGACTAGAGAATGGCGTAATGCTTGGAAGATTTCTGAGGAACTTAACATAGCCGCATAGGAGAATATAGTGGTTGATACATATATCGTAGACAAAGGCGGTAATCAGGCTAATGCTGCTAGTGTTACCGTTCCAGCTAATCGTGACTTTCGTGGAGCGTGGTCACTAAGTGGTAGCGTTATTTCTGAAGACATGGACGCTGCAAAAGAAATCTTTAAGGACAAGGTACGTGAAGTACGTGCGCCTCTACTAGAAGCTAAAGATGTAGAACTGATGAAAGCATTGGAAACAAGTGCTGACACTTCAGCTATTGCTACTGCTAAAGATGCACTACGTGATGCACCAGCAGCTTCAGCTATTGCTAACGCTACAACTATAACTGAACTGAAAGCTGCTTGGGATACTGCCACATTAGGTGACAATCCTTACGCATAAGGAAGGATTACACTAATGGCTTTATCTAAATTACAGGCTGAGAGCCTAAACCTTGCAGATACATATACTTTCACTGGCACTGTAAGCGGTGCTGGTGGCGGTGTAGATACAAGCACTGCTGTTGCCAAAGGCTCTGCTAGCATTAACGTGCTTAGTGGGCTGAACAAAGTGTGGTGGCATATAGACAGCAATAACAACCCTACCATTGATGAAAGTTTCAATGTCAGTTCTGCCACAGATGCTACGGGTTACACTGCGGTTACATTTACAAACACAATGAATAATAACAAATGGACTTGCACTCTTGCTTCTGAACAAAGGGATGTTGTTAATTCTATCTTTGGAAGTTTTGAAACAACTACTCAATGTTACTATCGTTCTTACAATGTAGTATCAACTGTAAATGCAGACCCAAGTGACGTAGGTGGCATCCTAACAGGAGACCTTGCATAATGCCATATATAGGAAAAAGTCCAGTAGGCGGTGGCTTCCATAAGCTAGACGCTCTTACTGCTTCTGCTACAGCTACCTACGCTTTGACGCTAGGTTCTGCGGCATACTTTCCAGAGACAGCTAACCAGTTACTTGTGTCTCTGAACGGTGTTATCCAAGCACCACAGGATAGCTTTACAGTATCAGGTTCTAACCTAGTGTTTGACACGGCTCTGACAGCCTCAGACAGCATTGACTTTGTTGTTGCGCTGGGTGATGTACTGGGTGTTGGTTCGGTTACTGATGGTGCTGTGACCACTGCTAAGATTGCTAATGGTGCTGTGACACAAGCTAAACTTTCTTCTAGTGTTACTCTAATTCCTACAGGAATGATTGCACCTTTTGCTATGAGTACAGCCCCTACAGGCTGGCTGGAGTGTGATGGCTCTGCTGTATCAAGAACAACCTATGCAGATTTGTTTACTGCTTTAAGCACAACACATGGCGTAGGTGACGGCTCAACTACATTTAATGTACCTGACTTAAGAGGCGAGTTTATTCGTGGCTGGGATAACGGCAAAGGTACAGATAGCGGCAGAACATTTGCTTCATCCCAAACAGATAACGCTAACTCTATTAGTCAGATTAATAGTAGTGGTTCTGGTCAAATAACTGGTTCTCTTTTTACAGTTACTGTACCTACTGATGGTTCATATTCCAGTTACTTAACAATGGATGGAAGATTAACCACATACGGTCAAGGTGCTATTAGATTTCAAACAAATGGCACTGAAACAAGACCACGCAACATCGCTATGATGTACTGCGTGAAAGCATAGGGAGACTGACATGGCACTAATTAAACTAAACGACCAGTCTCTGTCTGCTGTGACATCGGCTGGCTTGCCTAGTGGTACTGTGTTGCAGGTAAAAAGCGCAACTAAAACAGACAAGCAATCTACAACAAGCTCAACACCTTCAGATATTACAGGATTGAGTGTGTCAATAACGCCAACCAGCACATCAAGTAAAATATTAGTTGTGACTAATGTTCAATTTGGTGGTGAGGATAATGTGTATGGTGCAATTGATGTCCTTAGAGGCGCGTCAAATATAACAGAAGGTAGCTATCCTACAGGCAGTCAAACTGCGGCTACTATGGCTATTGGTGCTGACGTTACTCATGGCGGTTACAAAGTTTTAACTGCCTCACATAACTTTTTAGACAGCCCAGCAAGTACGTCTGCTTTAACTTATAAAGTGCAGTTTGCGTCAACTTACGGTAGTCGCACTCTTACAATCAACGCCCCATATGAAACAGTTGATACCACTTACATTATTGGTGGCACATCAACAATTACAGTTATGGAGATTGCAGGGTGAACCAGAACGATATAATGCTTGCTGGTGGCGGTTTGACTGCACCCCTGTGGCTACCTACTCTTAACCAGTGGGTAGCTTTGGTAGTGGGGGTTATGTCCATCTGCTACTTAAGCTTTAAAATATATAAAATGTGGAAGGATAAGTAATGGCTTATCAAGGACAAACTAAACCAATGGGCTTTGGCGAAGCTTATCAAATTGCCAAAGGTGGTATTCTTAGTATGTTAGGTATTAAGAAAAAGAAAGTTAAGCGTAGTGGTACTCGCTCTGGTACTACGTCACCTAACCGACAACCTATGGAAAACATCAGACGAACTAACTAGGAGAGTATATGCTGGCTGAATTAGCAGCCTGTAATGCCGCCTTTGCTGTAATAAAACAAACTCTAGCCAACGGACGTGAACTAGCAGACTGTGGGAGAGCTATCTCAGACTTTGTTACAGCGAAGGATACTCTTCAGAAGAAAGCGCATAAAAAGAAAAACTCGTTCTGGACTAAAGTAGGCGGTAGTGCTGGTGAAGACTTAGAAGAGTTTATGGCACTTGAGAAAGTACGTAAACAAGAAGACCAGTTACGTGAAGCTATGCAGCTTTATGGACGTGCTGGCCTTTGGCAAGATTGGATTAAGTTTCAAGCTGAAGCAAGAAAACGTAGACAGTTAGAACAAGAAGAAAGAATAAGAAAACGTAAGCAGCTAATAGAGATACTAACCATAGCAGCCCTCACTATACTTGGGGGAGCGTTAGTAGTTTACTTTGCTTTCGTCTATTATCTAGCAACGAGAGGATAAGATATGTTTAAAGCTATCGTATTTGCCTGTATGATACAGTCACCTGAGGAATGTTTACAATTAGATGACACTTGGGGTCTTAGACCTACTAAAGTACAGTGTGAGGCACGTATAAAAGAAATGATAGGTAGTGTAAAGTTTGTTATACCTGACTACGAAATAGTAGGTGCTAAGTGTGAGAAGATAGGAACAATGACATAATGCCAAGAGTTAGCGAAAACACAGAGGTAGCTTTACCTTTACGCAACATTATTAGCATGGTTGTTGCAGCTAGTTTAGCAACATTCGCCTATTTTTCAATTATCGAAAGACTAAACACCATCGAAACCAACATCACTATGATGAACTCTGACCTTGAACAGAACACAGAGTTTCGCATCAAGTGGCCTCGTGGAGAGATGGGTAGCTTACCTGCTGACAGTGAGCAGTTTATGCTGATAGAGCATTTGGCAACTGAGTTAGAAAAGCTACAAAACGAAATAGAAGGTGGTAAAGCACCTTATGACCAGCAACAAAAGCTGACCCTTGAGTTTTACGAGAAGCGTATAACCAACTTAGAAGAAAACCTAGAAAAGTTAAGGAACGGTAGCCATGATTGAACTTACTTTTGTTTTATTGCTAGTCATGGGTGGCGAGAAGGTAGAGTATACGCCTTATCAGTCTCTGTCTGAGTGTCTCTCAGTTAGGCGAAAGATAAAACGAAACGTAGGTCATACTAATAACTTTGACCAGAAGTGGTCATGTAAAGAGTTAAAAGTTAAGATGGAAGATGGTCAGATATTGGAGTTTATGAAATGATAGGTATGCTAATACAGGGTGTAATGGGTATAGCTGGCGAAGCTGTAGGCGGCTACATGGAAACCAAGAAAGCCAAAGCAAAACAAAAGCTTGTACAGATTGAAGCCGAAACAACTATTATGGAAAAGCAGATAGCTGGAGAGATTGATTGGGATGTAGCTGCTCAGAAAAATTCTAGTGGAAGCTGGAAAGACGAGTATCTTACAATTTTGTTCAGTATCCCACTATTGTTATGTTTCTTGCCCTTCACAGTGGACTATGTAGAACGTGGCTTTGAAGCTTTAGCTATGACACCTGATTGGTACAAATATACGCTGGGCGTTATTGTATCAGCAAGCTTTGGTATCAAGGGTGCGACTAAGATGTTCGGAAAGAAGTAAGTGGAAATAATACATATTGAACTAATTATACACCTACTAGTATTGACAGGTGTGTGGATAAACACAGCAATCAACATTGTACACAGGATAAATTCAAAATGAACGATAAGTATAAAAAGAAAAATAAACCTGCACCACCCCCTTCTATGAAAGAACAGCTTGTTAATAAAGAGACGGAAATAAAACAATTAAAACAACAACTGTCTGCACTTCGAAAACCTAATACTAATAAACGTGCTGAAAAGAAATCTTTAACTAATTAATAGGGTAAATTCAAAATGAGCCTATACGAGAACATTAACAAGCGTAAGAAGGCTGGTACTAGCCGTCCTGAAAGTAAGTCAACAATTTCTGACAAGTCGTATGCTAACATGAAGGCTGGGTTTCCTAAGAAAAACACAGATAAATACAAGAAGAAAGCATGACAAAGCTAATAGAGCAATTGAAGCGGCACGAGGGTGTCAAACTTAAACCTTATTTCTGTACGCAGGGCAAATGTACTATCGGTGTTGGAAGAAACTTAGACGATGTTGGTATAACAGAGAAAGAAGCAGAGATGCTTCTGGAACACGACATACAAGAGGCAGTGACACAACTGACACGCAGGTTTGCGTGGACGAAAGACCTAGACGAGGTACGTTTCGCAGCCCTTATCAACTTCACCTTCAACGTAGGGATAGGGACAGTAGCAAAGTTCGTAAACGCAATGGCTCTGCTAAAGGACGGAAAGTACGATATGGCGGCAGAGGAGTTTCTACAGAGTAGGTGGGCTAAACAAGTAGGCCACCGTGCAGTAGAAGTCACTGAGCAGATACGTACAGGAGAGTGGCAATGAGTAAAAAAGAACTGATAGACAATTTGCACGATGCTGTAACACAGGACTTGCTACTACGAGTACGTAGTGGCGAGGCCACAGCGTCTGAGTTGTCAGTAGCTGTCAAGTTTCTAAAAGACAATGGTGCTAGTCTTGACGCTATCATGGCAGAAAGTCCTATGGACAACCTGTTAAAGGACTTACCCTTTGAGGTAGCGGAGAGTGTACAATGAGAGGACATAACGCTAGTCTAACATCTAAGAATGTCACGCTACCTGCTGACCAATCTTGGGTAAAGCTTTTAGATGATAACGCTAGTCGTATGTATCTAGTAATACAGAATGACCACGATAACCACGCTATTACTATAGGCTTTAGTAATAACACTACTGCACCTACTACTGGACTAAACTTAAAAGGTTCTGCACAAGTAGGAGATAAGGATGCTACGTGGGAGTTCTCAGTAGCACCTATTAACGCTGTGTGGGCAAAGGTAAACGACAACCATGCACATGATATAGAAGTTATATATGATGACTAACATTCCAGAGCCACTACACGACTTTAGGAACTTTACATACTTAGTATGGCAACACTTAGGTCTGCCAGAGCCTACACCTGTGCAGTACGATATTGCACACTACCTACAGACAAGTCCCAAGCGTAGCATTATTGAGGCGTTTCGGGGTGTAGGTAAGTCCTACATTACTGCTGCATACGTGGTACATCAGCTATTGCTAGACCCACAGTTAAAGTTTATGGTTGTCTCAGCATCTAAAGCACGTGCTGATGACTTCTCTACCTTTACGCAGCGTATTATCACAGAACTGCCTATATGTCAACACCTGATTGCTAAAGATGGACAACGATGGTCTAAGATTGCCTTTGATGTCGCACCAGCTAAAGCATCTGGTAGCCCCTCTGTAAAGAGTGTGGGTGTTACTGGACAGCTTACAGGTTCTCGTGCTGACATTATCATTGCAGATGACGTAGAAGTACCTAATAACTCCATGACACACATGATGCGAGAAAAGCTTGCAGAAACTGTTAAAGAGTTTGACGCTGTTCTCAAGCCTGACGGTAAGATTATCTACTTGGGTACACCTCAGAATGAGATGAGCTTGTACAACGTACTACTATCTCGTGGTTATGACATGAGAGTGTGGCCTGCTAGGTATCCTACCCTAGAACGCTCTGAGAAGGCGTATGGTGGCCGTCTTGCTCCTTTGCTATATGAGGCACTACAGGACGAAGGAACAGCACTGTACGGGCTTCCTACGGACGCTAAACGCTTTGATGACGAAGACCTACTAGAAAGAGAGCTAAGTTATGGTAGAAGTGGTTTTGCTTTGCAGTTTATGTTGGATACTTCACTTTCTGATGCGAACAAGTACCCACTTAAGCTATCCGACTTACTGGTAATGTCGTGTGACAAGGATACAGCACCTGAGAAGGTAGTGTATGGCATTATGAAGCCTGTAACAGAACTGCCTAACGTAGGTCTGAGTGGTGATAAGTTCTACGCACCAGAGGATACAGTAGGTAGAGCTAAGTATACTGGCTCAGTACTCGCTATTGACCCTTCTGGTAGAGGTAGTGATGAGACAGCCTACGCAGTTGTGAAGATGTTAAACGGTTTTCTGTATGTTGTAGACTGTGGTGGTGTTGAGGGTGGATACTCTGACTCCACGTTACAACACTTAACAGACCTAGCAAAGATACACAGCGTAAACATGGTACTCATTGAGAGTAACTTTGGTGACGGTATGTTTACTGAGCTACTCAAGCCGTACATGCTTAAGACATACCCATGCAGTATGGAAGAGGTAAGACATAATACACAGAAGGAAAGTCGTATCATCGACACGCTAGAGCCTGTTATGAACCAGCACAGGTTGGTGATAGACCCTAAGGTAGTACAGAAGGACTACGACAGTGTGCAGCACATGCCACCTGATAAGGGTGTTAAGTACATGCTTACCTATCAGATGACTAGGAGTATGAAGGTACGTGGTGCATTGGCTCACGATGATAGACTTGATGTACTCGCTATGGCTGTGCAGTACTGGGTAGACCAGATGGCAGCAGATGCTGACAGTGAG